TATCGCCTAACGCATCTGCACTCGTTACTCTGCCATCATATTTTACTGCACTAAAGCCACTCTTATCTGTTAGAATGAATTCGCCATTCTCATTACGACCAAAGATAACTGCTGGTGAGCCATCCCATTTAATGCTGAGAGATTTTGGAGAAGTTTCTACTTGACGTAGTTTAGCGATTGCTTTTTGACCGCCAACTGAACCATCCCAGATAATCAAGTCTTCTATATGTTGAATTCTTGCACCTTCTTCATTAAGTGCTTTATCCAGAAGTTTCTTCATCTTCTGATGAAAACCAATTTGTTTATTACGAGGTTTTCTTGGTCCTCTAAATCTTCTCTCTAAGCCTGCGCCTAATATATCTCTAACTTTCATATCATTTCTTCCCGTATGGGTTTTCACCTGTCATATAAGGTTTTGAAAACCATAACTTAAACCATTCTTTTGTGCCTGGTTCTATTTTATGTTTCTTTTGATATTTGGATTTTTCCGTACCTGTATAGGAAATATTCTCTTGTGTGGTATCTTCCATTTGATATGGTTTATAGATACCTGCTAAGACTTTTAATTCTTCTAGTTGTTGATTAAGATTCATCTTTTCGTTTCGCATGAGTTATTCCTCTTTTGAATTTTCTCATGTCGCCCGTACGAATACTATTAACAAGTCGCTTGGTTAAGTCCACAGCAATAGCCTCATCAAATTCACGGTTAATGAATTCAATCAGATTTATTGCACCAGAAATGATATGTTCGCCTTTTTGCTCAACAAATCTCTCTGGTTCATTTTTAGAAATCGCCATTGAATTTAATTCTTCAAATAGACTTCTACGTGGTTTCTTAGTCATAAAATAATTCTCCTACCAGTATTTATCAATTATCATCAAATGGAGTAGCCTTTTTAGACTTAACCATTGCACGAAGGCTTATCGCTGATTGATTTTTCTCTGGTGGAATAGCAGAATCATCATCATTAGTAGATATTGTAGTTTTTCTCTTTAATATATCTGTCACTTTTGACGCATCTTGTGTACCGACTGCTAAATCATCATCTTCTAAATCTGAATCGCTAATTCTAAGACTATCTCTGTCAAAGACTAGATTTATTTTAGAACCAACACCACTCGAACTTCTGGTCTTCAATAACTGAAGTTGATATTGTCCACGTTCTCTCATCGCATTACTCGTAAAGATACCAATAACATTATCAGCAGTTTGAATTTTAGAGATACCACCAGCAATATGAGAGTGGTCAAACTCAATTTCTTCTACTGCTGAACGATTTAATTGCGATGCTGTAACTACAACTGTTTGAGATTCCATCGCAAAGTTACGAATTTCTTCTGTGACATATTTGTCTTTGATAAACAAATCACCTGGATTGACTTTCTTAGTCGCAGGCATTAACAAATCTAAGTAGTCTATACAAATACAATCAACTGTTTTACCTGTTACAATTTGAAGTTCTTTTAGATAAGCCCGAACATCATTCATTGTTCCACCAGAAGACATATACTTAATTCTAAGCATACCAGATTTCTTACCGATAGTCTTCACTTTCAACTCAACATCATCTAATTCTTTAAAGATACGCCTAGTACTCTTGTCAGTTGCCATCGCATCGATACGCATTGCTGACAATTCTTCTGATAATTCTAAAGTAAGATAGACAACATTCATACCGGCTTCTGCCCAGTTCAATGACATATTCTGCATAAACAAAGATTTACCAGAACCAGAACCACCGGCAAAGATAGTTACTTCGCCTCGATTAATACCACCATAAAGTTTATCATCTAAGTCTTTCCAACCTGTAGTAATTTGTCCGTTATTGTCTTTGAGCATTTCAAGTCTTGCTCTAGGGTCATGGAAATAATCAGTACCTAAAGACCTTGCAAGTCCAATCTGGACTGCTTCTTTGATGGTTGTTTCTACTTCACCATATTTACCTTCTTCAAGTAAATCAGCACTATTAACGATTGCTCGTTCAATTGCTTTGTGCCTACAGAATGTTTCAAACTCGTCAACAAACCAATCATTATGCTTTACTATATCCTCTAGTAGTTCTATCTCTTGCCCGGTCTCTGCTTTTATTTGTTCAACAGATGGCATAGTAGAATATTCTGCACTATAGTTTATTAGATAGCCCACAATATCACGGCTTGGTCTATCAAAGTGGCGTTCATCAATGATGCCCATCACTCTAGTAAACAACTGCGGGTCTGTCAACATAAATTGAACAAATAATCTTTGTAAGTCTGGAGAATAGTTTTTGACTTCTGACATTTAGTTTCCTGGAAAGTTTATATTATTATACAAGTTTTTAGACACTTTGTCAACATCTAATATGTTTCAATTAGTTTATCCGCAATTCCGTGTTTGATTGCTTCTTCTGGAGTTAACCAATGGTCAGTTTTTGGTGCTAACATATGTTTACGAATATAAGGCTCTTTCTTCCCAGTACATTTCATATAATGTTCAAGTAATTTTTGATTTGTCCATTCCATATGAGATTGTGCATCTAACATATCGTGGTACTGTCCTCTAGTTCCGCCACTAAATTCATGTGACATAACTGCTGTATTTTGAGTTAGGTAACGATGTCCTTTTTTACCAGCCATCATAAGCATAACGCCACAACTTGCGATTGAACCCATGCCATATGTATGTACTGGAATACGTGACTGTTTGATAACATCGATAAGATGCATACAACTATCTACATAACCACCCGGAGAGTTGATATACAAGTGAATAATTTTTGGTGCGTCTTTTTCAGGCATCAAGTTATATTCCATAATCATCTTAACTAATGGCATACAGTTGTCTTGGTTAAATTCTTTATCCATGTGTAACACGCCATTTTCTCTTAAGAATTCTCCTGGTTGTTTTGGGGGAGATGGTGGTGCTGGCATTGGAGGCATCGGTGGTGCTGGTGGCATCTCTTTTGGTTCTGGTATCACGTTCGTTTTCATCTCTTTACTTCTCATGTTATCTTTGCTCCTACGCTTTTTAGTGCGGTCGTTTGGTTCACCCGCTTATTTTTATTTACATTATTCGTGTTTTCACACTTATCTTTGTACTATTACTTATGCGGCCATCAATAATCGATTTCAGAGTATATAACTTTCCGTACTCTTTCACTGAATCTGCGGCATCCTTAATATGGTCTTCCCAGATTGGAAATGAAACACTCCAACCATTTTCTTGTGCCTGATATATTAACTTCTTACCGGCGTTATCTCTGTCAGGACATACGATAACTTCCCCTTTAAACTGATTGATATAATCAATTTGTTTCTGTGATGCTTCGTTGCTCATTATAGCAACACAATCTAAGACTGCGGCATCAATCGTTCCTTCAACTACAATCAAATATTCTCTATCTTCTTTAATCTTATCAGAATTATATAAAAAATTCTTTGGTTGCTTTGTCATATATTTAGATTCTGAATTACCTGTAATGTCTCTTCCTGTAAATCCGACAATTCTATCACCTTGTGTGAATGGAAATATGATGCGGTTCTTAAATCCAAATGTGCTACTCCAATAAGTATCTACAAAATCATATAAACCTCTATCAAGTAGATATTTTGCCGCCATAATTGCACCTTCAGGTGGACTATCTTTGTTAATTATATCTTCTAATAATTCTGAACTTTCTGGCAACTTCATTCCAGGAAATGATGGTATTCTAGTAGTTTGTGTTTTCGATGTAAACACCCACGGACCATCTGATAACTCTTTTTCTCTTATACTTTCAATCTGTAATCTTTTTATCTCACTCTCAGGAACACCAAGCAATCTCATAAACTTAACAAAATTCTTGTTTATGACTTGACCTTTTCTATGAGATGCAGTTATACCACAGTTAAAACAATGATATGATACTAAATCACCCTCATTCTTCAATCCACCCCTCATTCTTGTATCAGAACGAGCCTCGCCCTGGTCGATACAGCACGGACAATTAAAACTCAGCCAACCGCCTGAACTTTGTCTTGTCTTACCGGGAATGAATTGATAAACAGTTTGTTGTAGTTCCATCTAATTATAATACAGTATTGGAACTTAAAAGTCAAGTGGTTAATTAGTTTCTCATCAAAATTTTATCTACTGTGCCTGTTGCTGTATTTGGGTAGGTAACTCTAAGCCAATTAACGTTTGAACGAACAACATAACCTTGTGTACCAGTCTCATTATTAATTGTAATGCTCGGGTCATACATAAGTTCTGGTGTTAAGTCAAACCAATCATTATCCGATGAACTTGGCTGAACACTTAAATCGCCTTCTATCTTTAGAACTCCTGTAAATCCTGTATAATATACAGCAAATGTGTGAAGAGATTTAGATTTGATAGTATCACCTGCACCATCAAATACAGTAGAGATAAACCTGCTACCATCATCAAAGAATGTTGATGTTGACTGTGAGTCTGAGAACTCTGGATAAACATCATCTAGTACCTCAATTACGCCGTGAGCATTGTCATTCACATCTGTATAAATGATTTGCTCTACACCATTCTCAACAGTGTACATTGCGAATTGATAAAAGCCCTCGGGGAGTAAGACTGTATCTGATGTCGCAATGGCAACTGTTGCCATACCTTTAGTTGCGTTAGTAACTGTTAAATATCGAAAGAGAACATTTTCCCTTGATTCTCTGTCGTACATTTTCCATATAACAGTTTTTCCAGTAAGGTCTACAGATTTTCTATCTGTGTCCCTAAATTTAAATCTAAGAGTATTGTCGATACCCTTATGCAGTTTGTGTGTAGTATCGTACATTGGCATATTCCCCAGGTATTGAGACATAGTTGCGTTGTTGTCGCTATCTAAGACAACAACCTCTATATCTCGTTGGTATTGGTATAAATTAAAGTTTATCATGTATGTATTTATCTTCCAGACTGTGATTTATAGGATGCATAAATATAATTTATGGAAGACGAAAACAAAATAAAATGGCTACAGGATAATTATCCATTCTTTTCTTGTGTTAAATATGGCAATAAAAAAGAATATACAGAATACCTTGGAATCATCATTAACAGTGACGCTACAATCACATCAATGTACAACTTCGAAATAATCAATACTGCCGAAGCAAGAAAGCATTTTATAGAACTTGGCGAACAATGGTGGTGGGAATCAAATAGACTTATTCCTATAAACCTTTTTCTACGTTCTCAAATTGAACCATTCAAAAATTGTATTCTGAATATGAATTCTAAAGATGTCGAAGTTCTTTGGGGACCAGAAACGAGTTTAACGAATATTATTCAAAAGAGAATTAAGAGGCGCTCTGTTCAACTTGTTCGCAAAATAGATTAAGTTGCACCACGATACTTACTGCATATGCAATTGCGTGTGCTTTCTTAAAATAATATGAACCATCAGTTGGTTTAATCCAAACTTCTTTCTTAATTTTTTCTTTACTCTCGTTTAAGAGAGGTCTTTTTGCTGGACGTATGATTGCTAGAACTTCTGCAAGTTCGATAACACTAGATGGTTTCAACACTCTTAAAACATTAATATGAGCGTGTACGTGTGCGAGATTTTTAACAACATCTTCGTGTTGCAACAAGTCCCATATTGGCTCTTTGTTTGTTAGTTCATCTAAGTGTTGTTCGTCTCTTACGCCAGTATATAAAGAATTGTTTAGAAAATCTAACTTGAAGTATCCTCTATCTTCTGCCTCTTTATAATCAATTGATGAAAGACCCGTAAGTTGGTCAAATGGAATAGGCTGAAGATATACACCGCTGTTATGTTTGTCATAGGTATCGTCTTTCTTTTTTATAATTGCTGGAATATGCTTGAAGTGAACCAACAGGTCATCTCTGCTAACTACATCAATATCAATATCTGTTTTTACTACATTCATTTCCATACCAAAGCGAACATTGCCGCATCATTTTCATCTTCAAAATATATCTTATCTGATTTTCCTATAACATATATTCCATTACAATTGTCATCACACCAATCTACTAGTTCACCTAATCGACCAGCACCTTTTACAATTGGCTTTATTTCATAATCTATCTTATCAGAAGAAATAGCAGTCCATTTTAAATAATCTTCGTTATCAAAATCAGATGCAAATCTTCTTTTAGGGTTCTTTTCAGGTCCTACTATTCTACGAAGTCTTAATAGACGTTCTTGTGTTCTTTTGGGATTGCGTCTTATTAACTCTCCCACGGAAACTCCACCCAGATATTTTCTTCATCTAAGTCAATTTCTTCATTACAATAATCCATCGGAACTTTAGAATTTGGATTATCAATTAATGATGCAAATCTTACATTTGTATGCCATACTTCTGATTTGTAGTCTCCTACCATGCCCATTGATTCTTGCCAATCATTCTGTATCCATTCCATTGCGTCTCCGCCTCGATTGATATCATCAATAATTAAAATTTTCTTGTTATCTTTTAATGCATCCCTAGCCATAAGGGCATTACGTTCAGTATTTTCATCAAGTCCATCTGATTCTAATTGTACGCATAATGTTTTCATAGGNATGTCAGTAGTGTGTGAAAGTANAACTGCTGGTACTAATCCGCCTCGTGTTATGCCTACGATATAATCGGGTCGCCATTCATCTTTAAACATTTGCATTGCAATTGAATTTACTGATACTTCAACTCCTACCCAAGTGTATTCTCTAATATGTTTCATTCTGTCTCCATATCTGGTCCAGAAAGTAATGCTTCTGCGGCCTTGTACTGTTTGTAAATATCCTGTAACACTTCATACTTCTCTAGCATCTCTTTATCGGGTACAAGAATTGATAAACGATTTTCAATTGCTTCCAGTCTGCTACTCATAGATTTAATTTCATCATCTCTTGGGTCACCTAAATCACTCCAATAATTATCATCAAGTGTTATTGTAGTAGGCGATATGTAACCATCGGAACTATCTGTATCTAATGTTATCATTAAATCTTCTGGATTCATTTCTTATTCTCCTTTTTGATTACTTGCCAACTTCCATCTGGATTTTCTATCCATTCTAAATCATCGTCTTCGCCCCAACCCAACCTTGCTAAAGTTTCCTTTGGTAACTCTATATATAATTCACCCGTTTCTGGGTCTTTCTGTATTAGTAGACTACCGACTACTGAAGTTTCTTTTTTCGTTGCCATTATATACCTGCCTTCTTCAATATCATTTTAACAAATTGAACATCTTCTACCCTTGCGTTGAACTTTCGTGTCCAAAATGCGGGCTCTAAATAATCATTTATCAACGTCAACTCGTGGTCAGAAAAACTATCAATTAATTCAGCACCATTATCACAATTAAAAATAACCCAAGGACTAATGCGTCCTGATTTGATATAATGTATAGCCAATGGTTTACTGACTTCCTCAAAAAACTTGTTAAAAGGTCTTTCATATTCTTCACCCCACTTCTGCATTAATAATATGCTTCGTTCTACCGCTCTGTCCGCAGATTCTTTTCTATTTAACTCCTGTACATAGGTATTATATACTGAATCTGAAGTCCATTTATCTAATTTTACACTATTTTGTATAACAAAGTCAACGTATTCTTCAGGATTTATTGCATTTATATTTAGTATATGCTTTCCAAACTTAGTAAAACCTAGATAAAACTTACTTTTTGCAAACATATCAAAGTCAATTGGTTTGCCTGTTGCTTGTGTTAACTCATAAAAACGATTGAATGCATAAAATGCCAGTCTGCTATACTTTTCATTTTTATTCATATATCGTCTTTTAGGTTCACAGACGTGGACCATTATAGTCTTTTCAGACTTAAACTTTTTTAAACAATATTGACATTCAAAACTCATTTACTTTTCTTTTTCTTTGCTTTCTTTTTTTCAAAAATTTCACTGACTTCTTTGTCAGACATACCCATATCAGTTGCCATTTGTTTCATATCTGAAACATCGTTCATTTTTAGAAACAATTCAACTTCAATACCATTCATTGTAGGATATGTTTCTGAAACAAATTGCGAAATAGCATCTTTCTTTATTTTAGAGTTTGGTGCTTTAATCCATTCGTGGTACTGCTTCTTACCTGTTCCGGTCAAACACATTAACTTCCAAACTAATTCTTCGTGCTTATAGATATCTCCATAATGCTTGTTTACAAATTCATTCGTATTGAGTAACAAATCATCTCTATCTTTACCTTTCGTAGAACTTGCATATCGAATGAATAACCAACTACTCCACGCCTTCTTCTTTTCAGCATCCAGATTTGCATACCAATTGAAATCTCTTCTATCAATTGCACCCAATACATCAGATAGTGGTAACTTAGCCGCCATTATAATACCTTCCACCAAATAAAAACAAAAAGTTCTGAGCATGTTTTTCGTAATCAAAATAAAAAGACTCATCATTATTGCCAGTTTCTACTATCCAATCTGACCACGGAATATTTTCTACGCACCATTCATAGGCAGTACTAGATTTCTCATATGAGTCTATTACAATTCTATGATTTTTAAAAGAAGTCATAACTGCTCATTTGGTCTGGAATTCGATTTAAGTCTTTTACAAAATATGCACACTTTGGACTATCTCCGTATTCTAATGGGATTGCAAGAATATGGCCGTACTTCAATTTAGGAAAGAACCATTTCACATCTGCAAACACATTGTTAATTTTAATTGGTTGCCAATCCATTGTATACCCTTTTAATGGATTTGTCAATAGCGTATCGAATTTACGTTCATTGATACTTGTTAATGGAATGAATTCTAGTAATCCTAGGTCTGCTTCTCCAATCATAATATTCCAATCTATTGGCATTTCAATCGTATGTGGGCCAATACTAATACTCATACTAGGCGCACTGAATGTTTCTATAAACACAAGTGGAATAAAAAAGAAATCTGGGTCATCTTTATCTGTTACATCCATGACACAATAACGAATGTCATCAATTTCTTCTGGTAAACTGTTCATTTCAAAACATCTGTTATCTGGTGTTAATATTTTCATAGTTGTCCTTTAATATGTAATCTTATCGATTGTGAATGGGTATGAAGCATCTTTGTAGTACTTTTTTCGTTCTGTTAAATGTCTTTTTGAAAACTTACAACGACTGGTTACATCCCATATTTGTACAAAGTCTTTGTCTTCTGCCATTCGAACTCCACGACCAATCGATTGGATAACTCTAACAAACGATTTGCCTGGTTCTAGTAGCACTAAATTAAAGATACGAGGAATATTAATACCAACTGCGGCTACTCCATAAGTGGCAATTGTGATTGTATTAGTACCTTCATTTATATCATTGTATGCATCTTTTCTATCTGAGACTGCCATTGAACCTTGAACGAATTCAGATTCTGGTATTAAATCCTGTAATGCTTCTCCATTTTTAATTCTATTTGTCAGAACAAGAGTATTTCCAGTTTTGGAAATGTCTTTAATCATCTTAGAAACATAACCTAATCTCTTTTTATCTTCAAGTAAAAATGTCATTTCATTTTGATAGTTGGAGTACACTGCTGTTTCTTGTGTCTGTACAATGTTNACATGGCAGTTTGCTAGAACACCTTGGTCCTGTAATTCTTTTGCTGANANTTTGTTTATAACATCNCCAAGTGAACTACGNAAACTAGCAGATTCCCAATCACTCTTAGGAATAGTTCCTGTTAGTCCCCAACGAATAGGCACATTAGCAAATACACTAGTAAGTAAATCTTTCAATACATCTGCTTTTGCTTGGTGAGTTTCATCAACAATTACACAACAGACACCATCAATGAAGTCCATAATATTGGCTTCACCTTTCTTAGTCTTTTTCAATAACGAATTGAGAGATTGCCAAGTACAGATTGTATGAGTTCTGCCTTCTTCTTTTTTATCACCAAAATATACACCAACATCTAATCCACAATTTGTGTAATCTTCTTCTGTTTGGCGTACTAAGTCTTTATTTGGTACAATGATGATTGACCTACCATATTTCTCAACTACTCTACTCATAGTTGCAGTCATAATCGTCTTACCAGCACCTGTGGCTATCTCTTGGAGACACTGTGGTGCTGATATAAACTGATTGATTACTTCTACTTGATAGTCTCTTAATACAATTGGTTCGCCCGCTTTTATATGTCCTTCAGGCCAAGTAACTCCGTCCCAGAAGTTCTCAGTTATAATAGGAAAACTCATTTCTTCGTTTTCACGCCTATCATCAATGACTACCTCGTAACCTTGTTCAATGATTACTGGTAAAACATCATCTAATAAATTTAGAAATGTTCTGCCACCGACATCACAAAAGCGGACTGTGCCATCCCATCGACCGAGTTTGTATGCAGGCATATGATATGCATGAGGTAAGAAATACTTCAATTTGTCACTGCATTTTCTACGAGTTGATGGGTCAAGGCCTTCTAACTTGACATTTACTTCGTCCTTGATTATGATTGTACATTTACTCATTATGATGCTAATTTATACCATTCTGGTTGCTTTGTTTTCCAAGTTGCAATATGACTTTTATGTTTGATGTAGTAATTTCTGTATGCAGTCACACTGTCTTTATCTCTTACATCATCTGGCATTGCTTGGGTTGGTTGAGTAAAAGATGCATCACTGATGTTTACAGGTGGATACTTCAATGCTTCACTCAATTTTGTATAAGATAGATGGTCTTTACCGTATCGTATCTTAAATTCTTCGTGTAAATGAGACCACATTTCATATAGAAATGCATAATTATGCCTACTCGCACGAGTCCAGATGTTACTTGGATGATTTACGTGCGATGCTTTATAGATGATATTTTCCATATTGTCACTTAAACGCCATCTTTTGATTCGTCTGCCAATCTTATTCTTATCGTGCCACTCTACGCCGTCACAAACACGATGGGCTGTTGACATTAGTTGGGCATACTCTACGAGCATCTTACTACAGTGTTTATCTAGGTGCATTTCTGCACTTGTTTTTGCATTTTTGTCTAAGTAAAATATATTCATATAATTTCTCTATACTCTCTTCTTGTCATAATAACTTAGTATAACATAATTCGCCATATAATTCAAGTCTTTTCTGCATAAAAAAACGCCGGTAATATTTCTATTACCAGCGCCGAGGGGTTGACTTTTTAAACTTTTTACTTAAAAGGTTTCCTGAACTTGTTTCTTAAGGTCAAGTGGATTAGAAACCATTTTAAATGTTACTGATTGTGAACCTGTGCCACTGAAAACAAGATTTCCGTATCCAAAAATTCTTCCTAAGACACCTTGTGTGACATCAACTCCTTCAATCTTTATTGTACGAAGTTCATCTGTGTCTCTTTTAATCAGGCCTGTTTTGGATAAAACCTTATTATTAGTAACTCCATATTCAGTAGTAGCACGCCTTATAAGTCCAATCAATAAACTTATTCCTAGTGTAGGTAATGCTAACAAAATTGGAAATAATAGACTCCATTTAGACATCTTAGCATTAACGACAACTTTCTCACCTTTTGTGAGTGTTTTATTTAAATATTTCATACTTTACTCTCCTTCTCTTATTAAAAGTTGTTATAAATTAGTTTTATGAAACTCTTCGCTTCATACAAGTTGATTCTGCTAGAGTTTTCCATCTTACTTTGTTCATATTAC